AGAACACGAAGGAATTGAGACCTTCGGTTTTCATTATCATTTTCAAGAGATACGATGACAGTAAAATACTATCCTCTGTGGTGGAACCCCTGGCAAGACAAGCATCTTGACCTTGGTGGTAAGTCTGTCAGCATCTCTATTGATAACCTTGATTATGATCCGCAGGCAGACGTAAAGATTCTGTTCCTAGCGGAACCATACTCAATCCTTCCTACGGTCACTGAGGGAGCACTTCGTGGTGCTTATCACTTCGATAAGATCTACACGTTCACTCAGAAGATCATCGACCAATACCCTCAAGCAGAATTGTTTGAGTGGGGATCCAGTTGGTTGAACTTCTCTGACCTTATTCTGGACAAGGGGAACAATGTCTCCTTTGTTACCAGCAATAAGAGTCAAACTGTTGGACACAAGATGCGTCTTGAAATTTTTGAGATGCTCAAAAAAGTTGACGTTTCCAATGGGTTGCAATACTATGCACATAAGTCACCTCCTTTCCATGATAGGAGGAACGATTTCTTTGAGACTGCCAAGTTCCATATCACAGTAGAGAATTCTCGTCAGCAGAATTACTTTACTGAAAAGATTATTGATTGCTTTGCATCAAAAACGGTACCCATTTACTACGGTTGTCCTAACCTTGGTGACTGGTTCAACATGGATGGAGTGATTGTATTCCATGACCTAGAAGAACTTGAATGTATCATGAAACATCTTGATACAGACAAGTACGACTGGAGACAGAGTGCCATCGAAGAAAACTATGAGATTGCCAAGCAATTCCATAGTGAAAATGACGTAGTCCCTAGACTCACTAGAAAAATCAAGGAATTTGTCGGGAAATGAGGGTAAGTTTTTGCATTCCGACGCATGATAAGAACCCAAGGTGTCAGCAGTATCTGTTTGACATCTTCCATAGCTTGTCATTGCAGACGGAAATGAACTTCAACGTTTGGGTGTCAGACCATGGCACATCAACGAAAGTTCTGCGTGCATGTGAGGAGTATGACGATCTCTTTGAGATCAATTACATTCAGAACAAGGAAAAAGTAGGCAACATCTCTGCTAATACTAATAACGCTATGCGTTTAGCAGATGGTGAGATCTTGAAAATTATCTTCAGTGATGATATGATTCTTACTAAGAATCTAACCGCTGAACTTGACGCTGCTTTTACCGAAGGAGTGGAGTGGGCAGTGACTGGATTTGCTCATACCCTAGATGATGGTAAGACCCACTACAACCCTAAGATTCCAGTCTATAACAATCAGTTGCTAGAGGGTGTCAACACCCTCAGTTCTCCATCTATTCTTGCTCTCCGTAATGGGTGCAAGGAATACTTCGATGAAGAACTCACCATGCTGATGGACTGTGACATGTACTATCGGTTGTATAAGAACTATGGTGATCCAAAAGTTCTTACTCACTACCACATTTCTAACAGGGAACACCCCCATCAAACACAACGAAAGTTTGAAGACCTTTTACCTAAGGAGATTGAATACTTGAAGGAGAAGTACAAATGATTGGATTCAATCATCTTGGTCGTCATGGTCGCCTGGGCAACCAGATGTTCCAGTATGCAGGACTGCGTGGTATTGCTGCTAAGCATGGGTATGAGTTCTGTATTCCTCCTAGTGACTTCCAAGACCAGTGGATGGACCACCAACTGTTTGAAGCATTCAAACTTCCTGGTCTGACCAACATCGCAGTGTGTCCTGGTCCCTACGTACAGGAGGAGCACTTCCACTTTGACCAGAACTTGTTCGACAGGATGCCTGATGGACATAATGTCTACGGGTATCTGCAGAGTGAGAAGTGGTTCAAACATATTGAATCAGAGATCCGTGAGGACTTTGAGTTCAAGAACAACATCAAAGAACCTTGTCAGGAGATGATTGGTTCGGTTGACCGACCAATTGCTCTGCATGTTCGGAGAGGTGACTACATAACTAACTGCGATAACCACCCTCCGTGTTCTAAAGATTATTATGATCGTGCACTCTCGCACTTTGATAGTGACAGGACTGTCGTTGTTTTCTCTGACGATCCTGCTTGGTGTAACGAACAGTTTGAAGACGATCGTTTCCTGATCTCTGAGGGTGGTGACAATGTTGCCGACCTCTGCATGATGAGTCTTTGCCACGACTTCATCATTGCTAACTCATCATTCTCATGGTGGGGTTCTTGGCTGAGTACAAACCCAGACAAGAAAATCATTGCTCCTAACCGTTGGTTCGGCACGGGGTATACCAAAGACCATAACACTTCTGACCTTTATTGCCCTAACTGGGAATCTATCGATGTCTGATACTATTCAACAGGAAGGTGTTGAGATCCAAGACCTCGGGATGTACGAGGATCTTCAGATCCAGCCGGTAAATTCCTGGGACCTGACTCAAACTACTTTCATCATCCCACTGCGGATTGAAAGTGTTGATCGGATGCGTAACATCACGACGACACTGATCTATCTGCTGCGTAACTTTGACACACAGATCATCATCAAGGAGCAAGACGTTGAGTCTATCTTCCTGAAGTCTGTGGTGCCGATGCTTGATCAGGCATTGTCTCCTGAGAAGATGACGAAGATCCATCACATCTTTGAGGAGAGTGAGGAAGAAGTCTTCCACCGCACTCGTCTGATCAACGACATGCTGATGCTGGTTCAGACTCCTGTGGTCTGTAACTATGACTGCGATGTTCTGTTGCCGATGAACAACTACATCCTGGCACAGAACGCCATTCTCTATGGTTGGATTCCCCCGAACGAACCGGATGCAACTCCTGAACCTGTGAAGTGTGTCTATCCCTATGGGTATGGCGACTACCAGTATCAACTGCGAGTGAATGATGAGGACTGCACTCGGTTCATCAACAGCAACTTCAACTTCAACGCATTCCAGCAGCATGCAACTCTGTATGACGCCAAGTTTGGTTTCGTGCAGTTCTTTGACACCAAAGAATACCTCCGACTGGGTGGTGAGAACGAAGGGTTCATTGCCTACGGGTATGAAGATGACGAACGGTACATTCGTTTCAACACCTGCTCCCAGGTGCTGCGTCTGAATGACCTGGTGTACCACATGGAGCACCGTCGTACTCCTAACTCCTGGTTCAACAACCCCCACATCGAAGAGAACCGTTCTCTGTGGGAAGAACTTCGTAACTTTGGTAAGACAAAGTTTGAAGAATACTACAAGAACCCTCCTTACATGAAGTATCGTGGTGTTCTCAACGGCAAGCGCCGGGGTATGAATGACTGACAGGAACAAGTCCATCGACAAACTGAAGGGGTTCCCTAAAGTTCTTTGGATCAACCTAGACCGTGTGCCCAAACGTCGGGCATACATGGAAGAACAACTGGACTACTGGGGACTCACTGACCACCACCGCATCAGCGGTGTTGACGGTGATGAATATGAGGAGCATCTGAAAGGATCTGTTCCTCATAATATGAACAAGGGTGAGATTGCATGTGTAATGTCTCACCTCAATGCTCTACGTTACTTTGTCGAAGAGACTGACCTGGATGAAGTCTTCATCATGGAAGACGACATCGATCTCTCCACTGTCAAGCACTGGACCTTCACTTGGAAGGATGTCAGGAAGCGACTGCCCATCAACTGGGACTGCCTGCAACTGACCATCATCAATCCCAATGGGATCACTCTCAAGTTGCACCAGAGGTTCATCAATGACTTCTCTGCTGCTGGTTACTTGATCAGCAGGCACCATGCAACCAAGGTCCTCCGGTGTCACCTCCGTGGCAACCAGTGGAAACTGGATCAGAACATCAGACCTCGTGCAGTGTCAGAGGATTTGATTCTTGACAGTGGTAAGTCTTACTCCACTCCCTTATTCAATTACAGATTGGACATGGGTTCTTCAATTCATGAAGAACATATTGACATCTTCCATAAGGGTAGTAACGAAGCACTGGCACAGTTCTGGGAGAGGGATGCAAGAGAGCACACCATCGATCAGATTATGGAACTAGATGAATATTGTGGTAGAATACCACCATCTGTGTACATGGAACAAGCACAAAAACAATGACAGAAGAGATCATCAAGCAACCTGACTTCACTGAACCAGTTTTCTATGATCACATTGGTGTGTTTGAGAACTTCGTCAAGTGGGAGTTCTGTGACTCCTTGTGTGAAGTCTTTGAATACTGGTACAACAAAAAGCATTTCGTAGGAGAATGCTCCGAGCACACTGTCACCACCATCGGCAAAAATGATTTTACCATCGACCACTTCAATGATGGGGAGTCTCAATTCCCTAAGGGTGGCATGGGTCGGAAAGATCACCAACTTTATCTCGAAGTATGTGACACGACGATGACCGCCCAGGTCAACCAGGCAATCGGTCAAGCGTTTGAATTGTATGTACAGAAATATAAAGGTCTTGTTGACTCGTGTGATCCAATTTCATCTTGGACTTGTAAACTTCAGCGCACAGATCCAGGCGGTGGGTATCACGTATGGCACTGTGAGAATGGGAACTTCCTCTACCGAGACCGTGTGCTGACCTGGATGATCTATCTGAATGACATCCCCCCTGAGAATGGTGGTGGCACTGACTTCTATCACCAGGAAAAAACGTTCCATCCTAAGAAGGGAACCATTGTTCTCTGGCCTGCTACGTACACCCACATGCACCGTGGTGCCTTCTTGACGGGTGATAAATCTAAGTACATTGCCACTGGATGGTTCCTGCGTGAACCTGGTAACGTCACCAACCGCACCGTCAGTGAAGCAATGGGTAAATCAAACCCTATTGACAAACTAAATTGATTTTTTATACGTGCATCACCAACGGATACGACTCAGTTCCTGACGCATATGTTGAGGAGGGTTGTAGGTATGTTCTGTTCCATGATGGAAGCATCCCTACAACCAAAGGTCCGTGGGAGTACGTACATCTAGATCAACTAAACTATAAACTTCCTGACTGCCCTGTCAGGAAGTCTTATGTTATCAAGCATGAACCCCACATTTACTTCAAAGATTCTGAGGTAAAGACTGTATGGGTAGACGCTGCATATAATATTGACCAAAATCTTGTTGAATACAGCAAGAAAATCTTTCAACATCCACATAGTTTTGTTGTACTGCAGGAGCATCCTGAACCGAGGACTCTGCTAGAAGAATTCAACAAACTATATTCCGATGGATTCTCCAACAGCGTGGACATCACCAAGATGTCTGAGAGGATGCTCGCTGAGGAAAACCCATACCCCAAGAAGGACTACAACCAGACCATCAACTGTGTTGTATGGAGACATAACTTTGAGGAGTGCAGGAGGTGGAACCGAGCATGGGCAAGATGGTATAGAAGAGGTGTCAACCGAGATCAGATTGCTAGTGCCATCGCTGAGCATGAAACAGGACTGACAGCACTGCGTGTACCGATGCAAGTCAGTCTTGACAACACCAATCGGGTCAAGAAGTACGAGGATTCTTATAATATTGATCGACCAAACAACAAACAGATCACTGACTTCCAAAAGAAATTAGTAAAGATCTGGGATACTGATATTTCTGCTGCCAAAATGAAGGCAGCAGTGCCTACTCTGCCCCATGAGTTTGGGGAACTGGTAGATTCAAAGCAGATGCATGTCTATACATGCATTACCAATGAGCATGACATTCCCCAGAATGCTTACTTTGATTCAAAAGTAAACTACTGGATCTTTCATGATGGGATGAGTGTCCCCAAGCATCAGAAGAAGAATGGTGCCTGGAAGTATGTTGATGTTTCGCACCTTGGGATTGATAACCCTAGAGAGTTGGCGTTCTATGTCAAGTCAAATCCACAAGAGTTCTTTCCGCCCAACTCATACACAGTATGGATTGATGGGTGCTTCGACCATACCTATGACTTCATAGAGAGATCCCGTGGATGCTTCCCCTTCTCTGTCCTACGTCATGGAGGAGAGTTCTCCTACTACGATGAGATTCTGGAAGGATTTACCTGTGCCTTCTATAAGTACAGCACAGCAATCAGTTACACCCAGTCTCTAGCAGATAAGAACTACAGTTTCCTGAACTACTCCAGTCCACAGTGCTCTGCTGTCTGGAGACAGTTGACACCTGAGGTGATCAAGTTCAATCAGGAATGGTATGAGCAGGGCAAGTACATCAACCGGGACACGATTCCTTTTGATGCTGCCATGCAGTTCACAGGTGTGACCCCACGGTTCTATGACAACCGGGATGATTGTGGTATCAAATTTGGATTCAAGTACAAGAAGGGCAGACTCAAGAAGCATGAGCAACTGGGTGACCTAGATCAATACAAGAAGGTAGATCAGTTCCTCAAAGACATTGATCGAATCACTGGTCTTGAGGCAAAACTGCACTCCAAGTACAAACTTCATGAGTTTTACATGAGGTACTACGGTATCGGTGGCAAGTTAGGACTGTCATTCAATACCTATCCGTACCAAGAAGGTGTCCGTGTAAGAAAGGACCAGGTTGTTATCTACACGTGCATCACTAATGGGCACGACGTTATCCCTAGCAAGAACTATTACGACCCTGAGATCAGGTACGTGTGCTTCCATGACGGAACCATTGATACTACCGAGGGACCATGGGAGTACATCAAACTAGATCTGGACATCGAATGCCCAAGAGACCTGGCGTTCTATCCGAAGTGCAATCCTCATGAGTTCTTTGACAAAGGAACCTACACAGTGTGGGTAGATGGATGCTTCGTACACACCAGAGAGTTTGTTGAGAAGAGTCTGTACTCTTTCCCCTTCACCACACTCAGGAACATCAGCAAGTTCTCCTACTACGATGAGTTGCTGGAAGGATTTACGTGTGCTTTCTTCCCTTACGAGGGAGGAGTGGAGATCACTGAGGCATTGAGCAACACAACCTATAAGTTCAACAAGTATTCCAGTCCTCAGTGCTCAATCGTATGGAGGTATCTGTATGATGACACGATCAAGTTCAATGAAGAGTGGTATAATTGGAGTAAGAAAGGTATCAACAGGGATAGTATTCCTTTTGATGCTGCTGTTCAATTGACCGGCACCAAACCTTTGTACTATGAGAACAGGTCTGACTCTGGTATCAAGATGGGGTTCCAGCACAAGGTTGGTAGGGTCAAGAAGCATCCTCAGTATGGGGAAAAGACTCAGTACACCAAGGTCGATCAGTTCATAAAGGATCTAGAGAAGATCACCAAACTAAAACCACTCCTGTATATCAAGTACAAGTTTCATGAGTTCTACATGAAACACTACGGCATCATATGATCCTCTACACATCCATCACTAACGGATACTTTCAGTTACCACAATTAGATCTTGATTGTAGGTGTGTTTGTTTCCATGATGGCAGTGTAGAGGAGCAGGAAGGATGGGAACTGGAGTACATCCCTGGGTTCTCATCTGATCCTGTACGTATGTCACGTATAGTCAAGATGCTATGCCCATTCGACGAACCGAATGTGTATATCGATGCGTCTAAACTTCATACACTAAACAATAAGTTTTGTGAAGTATCTGAATTCATACTTTCACAAGATAGTTTTACTGTAATAGAGCATCCACACTGTCATAAGTACCTTGAAGAGTGTGCTGAATACATTTGTAGGGGACTGGTTCCCTTTGATGATGTGTATAAGTTCACGGTTGCTGCTGCTGAGGCAGGGTATAACTTCAAAGACTATCTGTCACCACTGTGTACGATCCTCTGGAGGCAGGGCAAGACTGACTTCGATCAACTCTGGTGGGACTGGTACCTCAAGGGAGGTAGGAGAGATCAACTGTCCTTTGCAGTGGCATTGCAGATGGGTGAGGTGAAGTACGACACTGTTCCTGCTAGAGATCTGATTGATGTCTGGTCAGATGCCAGCGATGGTGGTGAGTGGTGGGCAAACAAGGGTGGTAGGTACGGTGCTAAGCATCATGTCAATCCTGAGTGGGCAGTAGACATCCTGTGTAAGGTGACTGGTCTTGAAAAGAACTCAAGGAACTATCGCTGTGCTGTCGTTACTGAGGGTGATGAACCTGTCTGGTTGTTCGGAGATATGTCATCTGATTTCGATTATAAGTATAAAAAATTGAACGTTTTGAACCCATACCATAGTCTCCTGTGGTATACGAATAGAAAGACTGGTGTCATGCGAAGACCCAATCGAACTATCAGGTCACACTTCGACGATCCTTTCTTCTTCCCACATCCAACATGATTATCTACACTTGCGTCACCAACGGATACGATAAGTTCTCTGATGAACATTATTACGATCCGGATGTCAGGTACGTTGCCTTCACTGACGGGACAGTAGAAGTTCCTGAGCAGTGGGAGTCCTACCCCATCAAGGTAGAGCACGAGTGTCCTCGGAGACGGTCTGCTCACCCCAAGATCTGTCCTCACCATTACTTTGAGGTAGGTCAGACAACTGTATGGATTGATGGGTGCTACACCATCACTAAGGAGTTTGTTGAAACCTCTAAGAGCATCCTGTCACGGTCTAAGTTGACCCACATGATCCATCCCTGCCGCTTCAACTTTGTTGAGGAGGTGATGGAAGGTTATGTGTCTTCCTTCAACACCAAGGAGCAGATGGTGGAGATCATGGAGGCGTTGATGGAGTTGGACTATGACTTCAGGGCATACTGTAGTCCTGTACTGGCATCAATCTGGAGACACATCATCCCTGAGATGTATGAGTTCCACGATATCTGGTGGAAGTATTCTTTGATTGGTCCTAACCGTGACCAGATCTCCTTTGATACTGCACGGCAACTGACTGGGATGCAGTGGCAGACAATCAAACATCCAGCACAGAACTACTGGCCTGAGGTTGGTATCGATTTTGATCACCGCACAGGTAAGAAGAACCGTCTGGGCAAGCACCCACAGGCAGGAGACCTGGAGCAGTACAAGCGTGAAGGTGAGATGCTCAAGGAGATCCGTAGGTGCACTCGTTTGATTCCCAAGTTGTATTACAAGCACAACTTCCAGTCAATGATTGAGGCGAACGTATTGAACCGATGATTATCTACTCTTGTATCACCAATGGATATGATGAGATCCCTGATGAGAATTACTACGATCCGGATGTCAAGTATGTGATGTTCACGGACGATACTGTTGAAAGGAAAGGACCATGGGAGTTCCGACCCATCCCATGTGTCCATACCTGTCCTCGTATCCGTTCCTCCTACGTCAAGATCAATCCTCACAAGGTCTTTGATGAGGGTGAGGAGGTCGTTTGGATTGATGGTTGCTACATCATGAACAAAGAGTATGTGGAGAACAGTAAGAGATACTTTGAAGAGGATTCCTTCACAGTCATCCGTCATGTGAATCGCTACTCATACTATGACGAGATCCTGGAGGGGTTCATGTCTTCTATGAACACCAAGGAGCAGCAACTACAGATCACTCGGGTCCTGAAGTGGATGGGGTATGACTTCAAGAAGTACAGCAGTCCTGTCCTGGGATCTATCTGGCGTCGTCTAGAGAACTATGAAGAGTTCGGTGATCTCTGGTGGAAGTATGCATTGATTGGTCCTAACCGTGACCAGATCTCTTTCGATGCTGCTAAGCAGTTCACCAATAAGAAGATGACATTCATTGAAGATGGGTGGCATGAAGTATGGAGAGATAAGAGAGGAAAGTATTTGCACAGAGCAGGAAGTTGTGGTATATTATTTGGACAGCAGGGTAAAAAGTATCGTCGCAAAAGACATCCACAAGCAGGACATCCTACTCAGTGGAAGGAGCGACGAGAAATCCTTGCTGAACTTAGAGAGATCACTGGACTACATCCATTTGTTTTTGCTAAACATGATCACTCTGAGTTCGTTGAACGTAACGTGATCTCTCCTACTTTGCCTTTACAAAAGTAGGGTTATCCGTTATACTAAATAACACGTTACAAAATGTAATGAACACCCCGCAAACCGAGACCTCTAGGGTGTCTAAAGCACGTCTCTCATACCTCACCTGGAGGGTAGGTGAGGAATATTTTTTCAGTGTTCCCCGCACTATTACATAACCCTTTTTCAATGTCTGCTACTCTTTCACGCTCCCGGCAATCGACCTGGGAGTCTTTCTGTGAGTGGACCACCAGCACCAACAACCGTCTGTATGTCGGTTGGTTCGGTGTCCTGATGATCCCCACTCTTCTTGCTGCCACCATCTGTTTCGTCGTTGCTTTCGTCGCTGCTCCCCCCGTGGACATCGACGGTATCCGCGAACCTGTTGCTGGTTCTCTCATCTATGGCAACAACATCATCTCTGGTGCTGTTGTTCCTTCGTCCAATGCAATCGGTCTCCACTTCTATCCCATTTGGGAAGCTGCCTCTCTTGATGAGTGGTTGTACAACGGTGGTCCTTACCAGCTGGTTGTCTTCCACTTCCTGATTGGCGTTTTCTGCTACATGGGACGTGAGTGGGAACTCTCTTATCGTCTGGGCATGCGCCCATGGATCTGTGTTGCTTACTCCGCTCCGGTCGCTGCTGCATCCGCAGTTTTCCTTGTCTACCCGTTTGGGCAGGGCAGTTTTTCAGATGGCATGCCTCTTGGCATTTCCGGTACGTTCAACTACATGCTCGTCTTTCAGGCTGAACATAATATCCTTATGCATCCTTTCCATATGCTGGGTGTTGCCGGTGTATTTGGTGGGTCTTTGTTCTCTGCTATGCACGGCAGTCTGGTCACGTCGTCCCTCGTTCGTGAGACGACTGAGCAGGAGTCTCAGAACTATGGCTACAAGTTTGGTCAAGAAGAAGAGACGTATAACATCGTGGCGGCGCACGGTTATTTCGGACGGCTTATTTTCCAATATGCTTCGTTCAATAACAGTCGCTCTCTTCATTTCTTCCTTGCTGCTTGGCCCGTTGTGGGCATTTGGTTTACTGCCCTTGGTGTTAGCACTATGGCTTTCAACCTCAATGGTTTCAACTTCAACCAGTCGATCCAAGACAACCAGGGTCACATCCTGAACACTTGGGCAGACGTGTTGAACCGTGCAGGTCTGGGCATGGAAGTTATGCACGAGCGTAATGCTCACAACTTCCCCCTCGATCTCGCTGCTGCTGAGTCAACTCCTGTTGCACTCACTGCTCCTAGCATCGGTTGATACTATTTTTCTGTTATAATATGGGGGTCTTAGGACCCCCTATTTTTTTGACATGAATATTCGTCGCAATACTCTGCAACATATCAGACAACAGTGCAGAGACATTATCGCTGAGCAGAATGCAAAGATCGAACAACGTTTAGATCATCGCCTTCCTGCTCACGTTGCTGCTATCTCCCCTGGTGCAGCAGATATGGAATCCTTACACGTTATCAATCAGTGTTTGGATAAGATCGCCAAGACTGAACAACGTCTACAGGTCCTCGATCGGTATGACTATGAACAGTTGAAAGAACATGACGATCGCCTCAACTACGACACTTATAGCAAATAAAATGGTCGCATCAACGCTCCAACAACAACAAAGGGGTTGGTTTGATGTCCTCGATGACTGGTTGAAACGAGACAGGTTTGTCTTTGTTGGCTGGTCTGGACTTCTCCTCCTCCCTACTGCCTACTTGGCAATCGGTGGTTGGCTTACAGGCACCACCTTTGTTACCTCCTGGTACACCCACGGACTCGCTTCCAGTTACCTCGAAGGTGCAAACTTTCTTACCGCTGCTGTCAGCACACCTGCTGATGCAATGGGTCACAGTCTCCTTCTCCTGTGGGGTCCTGAAGCACAGGGAGACTTCGTCCGCTGGTGTCAACTCGGTGGACTCTGGGCATTCGTTGCCCTCCACGGTGCTTTCGCACTGATCGGATTCATGCTTCGTCAGTTTGAGATTGCACGTCTTGTCGGTATCCGTCCTTACAATGCAATCGCTTTTTCTGGTCCTATCGCTGTCTTCGTTTCTGTTTTCCTCATCTATCCTCTGGGCCAGAGCAGTTGGTTCTTTGCTCCATCCTTCGGTGTCGCAGCAATCTTCCGCTTCCTACTTTTCTTGCAAGGATTTCATAACTGGACCTTGAATCCCTTCCACATGATGGGAGTTGCAGGTATCCTGGGGGGAGCATTGCTCTGCGCTATCCATGGTGCAACAGTTGAGAACACACTCTTTGAAGATGGTGAACAAGCGAACACGTTCAAAGCATTTGAACCGACACAGGAAGAAGAAACCTATTCAATGGTTACTGCCAATCGTTTCTGGTCTCAGATCTTTGGGATTGCTTTCTCCAACAAACGTTGGCTTCATTTCTTCATGCTATTTGTTCCTGTTATGGGCTTGTGGACATCCAGCATTGGCATCATTGGTCTTGCTCTCAACCTCCGTGCTTACGATTTCGTCTCTCAGGAGATCCGTGCAGCAGAAGATCCAGAGTTTGAAACCTTCTACACTAAGAACATCCTC